ACGAAGAAGTAGAACAAGAAGAAATTTAATGAATGTCCGATATAGTCAAAGACGCTACACTCTACAGAATAAAGCAAATAGAAATAGCTGAAAGTAAATACTATGGGCAACTAATAACAGTATTAGATAAAATAGAAAATCAAATCGTAAGTTTAGCTGGAAGTGATTTACCAACAGACAAAGGCAAATTATTTGATCTCAAAATAGCAATCGCTATAAGGCCTAAAATCAAAGCAGTATTAGAAAAAGAATATTTAGCGTGGAGTGATAGAGTAGTTCGTGAGGGTTACAACAAACAAGCTAAAAGAATTGAAAAACAATTTAAAACTATTGGAAGAATACCAGCACAGTTCCAACAATTAACAAAGCCTGATTTAATATTAATACAAAATCTTAAAAAACAAACCTTTACACAATTTAAAGATGTATCTAATACTATGACAAGAAGAATATCAGAAAAGATATATCAATCTACTTTAACAGGTGCAGAATTTGTTGAATTAGAAAAAGAACTTAGACAAACTATTAATGGTATCTACTCTCAATCAGATGACATAGAAGCTAATAAACTTGTTAAACAAATCAAGAAAGACGAAGTGAAAGTTAGAAGAACAGACAAAAGAACTGCACAAGGTAAAGCATTAAGGCAGAAATTAGACAAGAATATTCAAGTATTACAATCTAAATTTGCTAGAGATAGAGCGGGTGAGAATATGAAAAGATATGCTGGTCAAATATTAAACGATGGGTTGAGAGAGTTTGACTCTCAGTTGAATTTAGCTAAATCACAAGACGCTGGATTAGTATTTGTTAAATATCAGGGTTCAAACATACCTACTACAAGGGATCATTGTAGGCTTGTAAGAACAGGGAAATATGATACAAGAAAATCAGGACTATTTACGATTGATGAAATCAAGAGCCTATGGACAAAAAAAAGTTGGAAAGGCAAGAAGTCTGGAAACCCTTTAATTGTTCGTGGTGGTTATAATTGTAGACATCAATGGAGTTACGTCAGCCCTGATTGGTATGACGAAACGGGTAACATAATAATAAGCTAACAAACGGAGTAAAAAATGTCAGAAGCACCAAAAACTGAAACAAGTACAGAAGCTACAAAAGAAAACAATGTAGAACAACCAAAAGAAACACAACAAACACAAGAAGTACAAAGTCAAGAAACAAAAACTATGACTTTCAATCAAGCACAATTAGATAATATAATTAAATCTAGATTAGAAGCTGAAAAGAAAAAACACGAAAAGCAACTTGAAGAAGTTAAGAAACAAGAAGAAATTGCTTTAAAAGAAAAAGAAATTAAAGAAGCTAAGTCTAAACAGGAACTTGAAAAAATTATGCAAGATCGTATTGCAGAAAAAGATCAAGAGTTAGCAAGAATAAGAGGTGAAATAAAAAAAGAAAGAATAGATAATTCTGTTCTATCTGTAGCTTCTAAATTAAATGCTATCAATCCTCAACAAGTAGTAGACTTGATTAAATCAGGCATAAAACTTAGTGATGATAATAGAATTGAAATACTTGATAATAATAACAATATTAGGTATAACTCAAAAGGCGAACTTTTAACGATTGATGAAAGAGTTAAAGAGTTCTTAGACACTAACCCACATTTCTCGAAAGGGTCTAAGTCTGGAGTAGGGAGCCAGAGTAGTGTTGAGGGAAAAACTGTTAAACCTTTTAACTTACAGGAATTAGACCTATCTAAACCAGCGGATCGTGAAGCCTATAAAGAATATAGAGCAAAGCGTGACAAAGGTGCGATAGAAATTAACTTAAACAAATAACAATAATAGGATAACAAAATGGCAAATGAATCAACATCGTCAACTCTCTCAGAGTTGTACACTGAAATAGTTGCAGAAGCACAATTTGTTGCACAAGAACAGTCCATTATGAGAAACCTTGTAAGAAATTACACGATCTCAGGTGGTGGTAAAGCGGTAGAAGTACCTGTTTACTCAGCTGTAAGTGCGGCGGCAGTAGCGGAAGCAACTGATCTATCAAACACAGCGATTGACCCAAGTTCAGCTACAATAACAGCTAGCGAAGTTGGCGTAATGACGACATTGACGGACTTAGCGAGAAACTCTGCTCCGAGAAATGTTGCGGCAGACATCGGAAAACTTTTCGGTGAAGCAATCGCAAAAAAACAAGACCAAGACTTAATCGCATTATTCGATGGTTTTTCTGTTACATCAGGTGACGGAACAACTGCGATGAGTGCGGCAGTAGTATTTAATGTACTTTCTACATTGAGAGCAAACTCGCTTCCAATTAACGAATGTGCAATAGTATTACACCCTAAAATTGCTTACGATCTTAAAGCAAACTTAACTAATACTTTTGCAAACGCAAATGCAAACGACTTAGCTAACGAAGCACTAAGATCAGGATTTGTAGGAAGATTAGCTGGATTACCTGTATTTGAATCTGCAAATATGGCAAACACGGGTACTGCTGGTGACTACAAAGGTGGAGCATTCCATAGAGACGCAATCGCCTTAGCAGAAATGCAAGGTCTAAAGATTGAAACTCAAAGAGACGCTTCATTAAGAGCAGATGAAATTGTTGCTACGGCTGTATACGGAGTTGGAGAAATCCATGACTCTTACGGCGTAGAGTTACATTACGATTCATCTATTCAATAGTGATTAGAAACTTATGGGGGAGCAATCCCCCGTAGGTAAACTTAAAAGGAATTAAAATGGTAAATTTAGTAAAACAAAAATCAAAAACAATTAAATTAGAAAGAAATAATAAAGTTATTGAAAGATCTCTTGAAGATTATAATGCAAATAAAGCTAAATATGCATTTAGAGGTTTTAAAGTAGTTAAAGATTTGATAAAAGATAAAGATGACAAAATATTAGAATTTGAACCAAAGGCCAAAAATGAAAAAGCTAAAAAACCTAGTAGCAGAAGTAAAAAAAAGACTAAAAAAGATTTATAATTGGATTGTAGGAAACTATGGCTAATTACACAGGAGCAGACGTTATCACTTCCGCAGATGTATTAAAATACCAACCTGACGCATTTAGTTTTGGTATAGGAGCAACTGACACAGAAGCAGTTAATTTCTTTGCACAAACTACTAATGATATTTTAAGAGCATTAAGAGTAGAGTGGTGGCCTGTATATAAAACAAATATATTTACTGACATATCAGTTCTGAATACTGCTGAAATGGTTAATACTAAAGTTAATTTAGACCAATTTGAACGTGCAGGAGTTTATCTTTTTATTGGTAGATTTTTAGCACCAGCTTTATCTAAATTTAGACCCGAAGCGGACAAAGATAGATTTGAAAGAATGGGTGAGTATTATTTATCTCAATATAACCAAGAGTGGAAATCTATTTTAGAAGATGGCGTAGAATATGATTCAGACGCAGATGGAACTATTGTAACTAATGAAAGAGAGTCTTTACACGGCTTTAGAAGATTAACTAGATAATGTTAAACCTAAAAGTTAATTCTAATCTTAAACAAGTAAGAATAAGATATAACAGATTTTTTAAGAAGTTTCCAAATGTAGTTTTACAAGGCCTAGAGAGGGCTGGAGTACAATTAAAAGAAATCATATTAGCTAAGACGGATAGAGGAATAGATGTAAAAGGTAGAAGATTTGCACCTTACTCTAAAATGTATTCTGAATTAAAAGGTAAGACTAGAGTAGATTTACAAGATACAAATAGAATGCTTCAATCTATTACTTCAAGAGTTAAAACAAAAAACAAAGTACAAGTATTTTTTAGAGATCAAGGTATGGCTAAAAGAGCATTATGGCATCAGACAGGACAAGGTAATTTACCTGAGAGAAAGTTTTTTGGCTTTAATGATAGCACAGAAAGAGTTATACAAAGAACATTCGCAAAGTTTGTTAAACAAAAAATGAAAGCATTAAAGATATGAGCAAGAGAGAAGATATAGCTAGCCACATTGCTACCACAATTACAAACATATCAAGTCCAGCAATAAAGAAAGTTTCAAGACAACCTTTTCCATTAGACGAATTATCTGAACAACAATATCCAGCAGTATTAATTCAAACACAAGAAGAAAATAGAGATGACGCTGAATTAGGAAGTGGTGCTAAAACAAGAATATCTAATTTAGAGTTTTTGATTACAGGATATACTAAAGGATCAGAAAGTAATATTGATACAGCAAGAAATACTTTGATTACAGCTATTGAAACAGCATTAGAAACAGATGTTACAAGAAACAATAAGGCCTTAGATACAGAAGTAATAAGCGTTGAAACTGACGCTGGTTCTCTTTTCCCATATGGTGCTATCAGTATGGTAGTAAAAGTAATTTATGAATATGATAGCGGAACACCATAGGATAAATTATGAAAGCAACACTTATAGATGAATTAGAAAAGAAGTCAGAAAAAATAGAAAAATTAACAGATAAAATTTCAATAGTATGTCAAGAGATAAACGACATTGTGGAAAAACATAGAGAAGCAGAAGATGGGTCTTTAGATGAGTTTGAAGAAGATGAACAGTATGACCCAAATGAGTTAGAAGAAGATATTGACGAAGACCAAGAAAACGAATAATATAAGTTATGGCAAAAGATATTAAGTTATACAAAGGCAATCAAGTAATTAAAATAAATGAAACACAACTTGAAAGTTTTGTTAAACTTGGATATAAGCAAGAACAAGAAAAAATAATTAAACCAAAAAAGGACAATAAAAAATGGCAACACATCACGGAAAAGAAGGAGTTGTAACTGCTGGCGGTACTGAAGTTGGTGAACTAACTTCATTTAACATTGAAACGACAGGCGATGTTGTAGAAAATACAAAACTTTCAGATGCGGTTAAGTCGTTCACAACAGGGCGTACTTCATTCTCAGGAAGTTTAGAAATGAACTATGATGAATCTGATGCACCTCAACAAACTTTAACTGCTGGAAGTGAAATATCTTTCGTTTTATTACCTGAGGGTAATACAAGTGGCGATGAAAGTTTTACAGGTACAGGTATCATTACAGGTATGACAGTTTCAAATGGAATGGACGCAGTAGTTTCAAGAAGTATAACTTTTCAAGGAACGGGTGCATTGACTAGAGGTACAGTATAATATTAATTTATGTCTGTTATTGATAGAGCAAAATCTCATTTTGAGAATTTAGGTACACAATCTATTGAAGTGCCTGAGTGGAAAGATGATGATGATAAAGCAACAGTTCTTTATTGGAGTCCTATAACCCTTTCAGAAAAAAATAAATTATTTAAGAAATCAGATAATTTAACTGACGTAAGTATACTTGCTGACGTAGTTGTTATGAAGTCTTTAGACAAAGATGGTAATAGAGTTTTTAAATTAGAAGATAAACTAGCATTAATGCATAAAGTTGATTCTGATGTTCTTTCTAGGATAGCTACCGCAATGGTACAAGCTGTAACACCTGACGAAGTAAAAAAAAACTAAAAACTGATCCTCAATTAAAAAATTTACTTATTGTCGCTGATAGGTTAAAAATATCCTTATCTTCTGTTTTACAAATGGAAGAATGGGAGTATAATCATTGGGTCGGGTATATAATGCACGAAAACGAACAGCAAACCGAAGCGATGAATAAAGCAAGGCATAAATAATGGCACAAAATTTAGTATTAAATATTCTAGCAAAAGATAAAACGAAAGTTGCTTTCAATGGTGTCAAAGCTGGTTTAACAAATTTAAAGAATACATTATTTTCAGTTCAAACAGCAATACTTGGAGTTGGTGCTGGTTTAGTTGTTAGATCATTTATAAAAGTTGGAAAAGAAGTAGAGCAATTAAGATTAAGATTTTTCTTTTTATTTGGTTCAGTTAAAGAGGGTCAAAAGGCCTTTGATACTTTAGTTAAATTTGCTGGTCGAGTTCCTTTCTCACTAGAAGAAATTGCACAAGCGTCAGGTAACTTAGCAGTAGTTTCTAAAGACGCAGAAGAAATGGGAAGAAATTTAGAACTCGTTGGAAATATCGCCGCAGTTACAGGTATAGATTTTAGATTAACAGCAGAACAAGTACAAAGATCATTATCATCAGGTTTAGCGTCAGCAGAAATTTTTAGAGAAAGAGGTGTAAGAGCAATGCTTGGTTTCAAATCAGGTGTAAGTTTAAACGCTGAACAATCTGCGGAAGCATTAAATAAAGTTTTTGGTCAGGGTGGAAAATTCGGTAAGGCCGCAGAAGTTCTTGGAACTACATTTGATGGTACGTTGTCAATGATAGGCGATAAAATATTTAAATTTAAATTAGAAACTAATCAAGCTGGTTTCTTTGATTTTATAAAAGGTGGTTTGATTACAATTAATAAACTTGCAGAAGAAAATCAAAAAGTTTTAACTGAAATGGCTACAAAGTTTGGTAAAGCTATGATTACGTTTATTGAAGAATCAATAACAGGATTTATAAGATTGATAGACGCAACAAAAGTAGTTTTTAGAGTTATTATAGCTGGAATAATGGGTGTCGTAGATATAATTAATTTTTTACCACCTGTTGTTAGAGAACTCGGTATCATAGGGTTTTTAATGTTAGGAACTAGGGGTAGAATGCTTGTACTTGCAATAGGTGCAGTCATAACAACAATTAAAAAAATATTAGAAAAATTAGGTATTGAATTT